TTCTTTCTGATATTTTTCTCAATCTACTCATGGATTCACCCCAAAGAGTTCTTTGATCAACATTCATTTCCGTTTTTAATTTGAGTGCATGTTCAACGACTCTCTCAACTTCATAGATTGTTTTGTTTATATTTTTTATAGAATCATTTATTTTTCTATTCGTGCTACGGCTTTCATCACCACGAAATTCTTTATATGTTCCCTCGTTAATTACACCCATTGCCTGTTTGTAAATGGATTCATAATTTCGTTTTGATTTTTTAGGAACAACTGTATATCCCTGAGTTTCTGCATTTTCTTTACTACTTTTTTCAAATTCTTTTTCACTCGGAGCAAATGCATTCGGTGTTTGATATCCAGGAACAGAAGCAGTGGTGCTCATTTCGTCCAATGCAATTTCTTCTGCAAATTGACGATATTCTTCTGATTCTTTTAATTTTTTTATGAAAGATTCAACATTCATATTTTACCTTATTTTACAAGTGGATTTTTTACTAAAGCATAAACAGGACCATTAGTATCTACTTTTACAGATATAACTGATAACTCAAATATACGTTGTGAACCTGCAAGAACCGCAAGTGGAATATCACCACCTTTTGAAAGTGATGCCGTTCCAGTTGTTGATGCAGGAACTATCAATCCACCAACTCCAAAATTTGAACCGGTAAAATAAGTTGTTGTTCCACTTGAACAAGTTATAGATTGTAAAAATTTTCCTGGATGCCCTTTTCTTTCAAAATCATTTGCCTGTGATTGCGGAAAATTATATGGGTGAATTTCGTTTACTGGCATTATTTACTCCATGATAAATCATCTATTAGACTATAATATCGAAGTAGTGCAGAAATATGATTTTCTTCTACTTTTTTTATTGTTTCATAACTGTCTAAAAGACCAACTACTTCTTGTAATTTTATTTTTAATGACTTATCCTTTACTCTATGCATATTTTTTGTAAAAAACCGTTTAATAGTTACTGCTTCGGTTTGAATAAGTGATTTCAAGTTGTTGGTGTTACTTACATTTTCAATATATTCTCTTAACAAAACCTTTTGTGGTTCAGAAAGATTACTATATTTTGTATTAAATTTTTCTACAAGATATTTGTATGCCAATATACGAACCTCTTTTGGTTCATTTACAATAGATACAGTCTCGTTTATATTTGAGTTATTTGATTTTCTCGTCACATTTTCAAGTATTGTTATTCTTGATTTTGTTATTTCAACTGGATTTTCCAATTCATTGTATTCAAATACTTTGTATATTGAAGCAAGTAGTTTGTAATCGTGAACTTTTGTTTGGAAGAATGAATCAATTTCAAAATTTTCTTTTATAGTTTTAATCAACTCATACTTTTCATTTTGTAATTTATTTCTATTCAAACCCTTTCTTGCCTTCATAACCGCTTCAATTAACATATTTGCCTTTGTGTCTGATTTTAATTTTTCATCTACTAAAGTTTTGTATAGTCTATATTCCTTAATAAGTTCTGTGTTTTTATTGAAGAACTTTTTAAGAATTTGAATAGCGATAGATTCATTGGAAGAAATAATGTCAGATGTTATCTGGCGTGTTAATAGCTCAAATAACATTGCAGTATTTTTGAATTTTGAATGTTTTATTTTCTTCATTTTTCCTTATACCTATTTGTGTGCACTTTCATAGAATAAATATAGAGAAAATTACAATTCATCTAATAAATTGTTTTCATCTAATAAATTTGGTTCAATTTCTTTGTTATTTGACGGTTTAAGACTTTCTGATATTATTTGTTTAGTCTTTACTCTCATACCAGACATACTACCAATCAATTTTTCAATGTTTTTATTTTCAAGAGAAAGTGGTGAATTACCCTTATGGTTTGCCTTTGGTGATTGATTAACTTTAAGAGTATTACCAACATCTTTCATTCCTATTGGATCCCTTCCAAATGGACTTTTATCTGTTCCATAATTTAAGTTTTTAGCAGGTCTACCTGCACCCGGCCAACCACCATCTGGAACCTCATTATCATTTATCACTTTATATCCACTACCACGAACTTGCATACTTGCAATATCATGTGGTGTTCCGAAAGATTCCTTTGTAACTGCAGGATCGTTTCCTTCATTTTCAATTTGTTTCTGACGGAATGCATGTTTAATATCTTCAAGGACTTCATTCTTTTCAAATTCAGCTTCATCTTCTGACAAATTGAATATGTTAGAATATATGTATTTCAATGAAAATAGTTTTTTCTCAATTAGTGTTCCAGCCAAATCTACTTTCTCTTTCATAAGAGCAACTTTTTCTTGTTCATAGATAATAGATGGACCGGTTAAACCGAGTTCAAAATTTACAAGATCTGCATTTTCGTAACCCTGTGAATAAAGATGAACGATAGCTATTTTAGTCAATTCGGAAACAACTATTCTTTGTATTCTCTCTATTGTCCTAGCAAAACGAATGTCAAGAGCAGCAAGTGTTGCTTTACCTTCAACTCGCTCATCATAGCCCAAATATGGTTTTGGAACTTTAAGAGCGGCAAAAATCTTTGAACGCAAATACTCAATATCTTGAATTGAATCATATTGTAATCCAGCAAGTGATTCAATAGAAGTTCCGGACTGTCCGCCTCGAACTGGAAGATAAAAGTCTTCTAAAAGGTTTTGCATATTAAAACGAAGATTGTAGTCACCGGTTTGTTCATTGATAATAGGCGTTTTCTTCATTTTGTTCATAAGGTTATTCATATATTGATCTACTTCTGCAGGTGGAATGTTACCAATATCAATTTTGAATATCCTTTTCTCTGGTGCTCGCATAATACGATGTATCAACATCGCATCTTCCATAAGTAACAACTGTTTGAAAAGTTTTCTAGCACCTTCTAACATAGATTTACCATACGGTAAAAAGTTTGTATCACCAAGAAGACGGAAGTGAGCAATTTCATAATTTTGAAATTCACCTTTTCCGAGAGGACCTTCATAGATAAATTTTGTCATATAGATATGTTCTGGATCAGTTCCTTCTTCTCTTTGCATTTCATATGGTGAAAACGGAACAACATTGGTTACACCCAATTCATCTTTTACATCAAGATACAAATAAAAGTCCCCATATTTACAAAGATTTCTGATCCAAGGCCAGAGATTGTATTCTATATTAAGAACATCATAAAATAAATTACGAAGTATTTTTCTGATATTATCGTTATCTGTTTTAATTGTAAGAACATCACCCTGATCATTTTTAAGTGTACTTTCATCGGAATATATGTCAAGAGCAGATGAAATAATTGCATCGGTGTCCATTGCTTCATAATCGGTGTACAAATCTATTTTTGTAGCAGAAAAAGAATTGTATTGATTGTAAACGGATATTGGCGTTCCTTTTGTTCCATGTAATCTACCATATCGATCTATAACCTTTGAAGTATGTGGGTTTCCATCACCCTGATACCTTGCGGTATCAACCACTCTTAATTTTTTACCACCAACATTACGAACAACAACATTGGTTGAAAAAAGTGTTTTCAATCTATCAAATAATGATTTTTTTTGTGCCATTTGTCACCTGTTTTCTATAATATAAACTTAATATAAATATGTAGGAAAAATTGTAAACCTTATTTTAGCAACCAAGTTAAATCTTCGTTTTGACCGTTTATATTCATACTCCAACCATTATTATTATCAGCAAAATTATATGACGGTTTTAATGGACTGGTTGATTTACCCATGTAATCTAAACTCATTCTGGTCTTCATCAAACCTTCTTGGCGAAGTTTTATAGCAGTATCTCTAACCCAAAGACCAATAGAAAATGACAAAACTAAATCGTCATTGTATCCAGATTGTGCTTCAGCCTTTGAACCATTCCAAACGAATACAAGAAGTTCTTCGGTCAATCTTGCAGATTTTACAATAGGTGTTCTTTCACGAAAATACGTTTCTAACTTTGAAATCAACAATGGTCTTGTTTTTGCACTTGTAGTGAAACCAGGAACCATTTGTGATTTATCTTTTAAGTCATATCCTTTTGGTATTTGAATTGATGGATCAACATATCCATCTTCTTTGTAGGTGTAATACAGATTTGGATAACCTCTATCAATTACTTGTTGAATTACTGCCCACCCAACATTTGCATTTTCAATAACAAGCATCGCATCGTTATATTCTGTAGCAACTGATACTAACATATTACCATAAGACTTGGTATCAAGTTTTCCACGATATTCCGCAACTTGTTCTAAATTATCTATGTCAATTACATGAAATGCTGAATTATCATTCCCATCACCACGAGCAACATCAGCTACAACAATGTAAGTTTTATTTGGATCCGGATATTCCCAAATCCAATAAGCATCTTCTGCACCGCGTTTTTCTTTTGGTTCACAAACATAAGTTTCTCTATACCACTGCACCAATTCACCATCAATAACAGAACGACCGGATGCAAGGAAGTTTCCATCACATTCTTGTTTTGCCAAATCTGGTCCAAGAAGAATATCTTGTTCATCTCTCCATGTTTGATCTCGGTCTGGATGGACTTGCCATAATAATTCTATTGGATTAAATGCACTTTCTTTTAGTGTTGCCTTTACCCATTGTTTGTGATAAAAGTTACCAACACCGTTTGGGGTAGAGTTGATGATTGCAGTACCACCAGTTGCCAATGTTTGTTGTGCAGATGCCCATATCTTATCAATGTCATCAATAAAGGCGGCCTCGTCTATAATCAGAAGTGAAAGTGCTTCAGAACGAGCAGAGTCAGCGGCAGCAGAAACGGCTTTGATTTGTGAACCATTCTTAAATCGAAGTGAAAGTTTGTTATCTTCTTGAACACCGGTCTTCAACCAACTTGGAAGATTGTCATACATAACACGCACTTTTGTAACCAAATTCTTTGCAGTTTCTTGTTTTGTTGCAATAACAAGAATGTTTTTATCTTGATTGAATAACATCATCCAAAGTGAATATCCCGCAATTAAGGTTGATATTCCTAACTGACGGGATTTGAGAACGATATTCCATCGGTTATTATTAAATTCTTTTACAACATCTTCTTGGAATGGGTATAATTCAAAAAGTATTTTGCCACGAGTTGGGTGTTGAATCTTAGCATACCTTTTCATAAAATATACAGGATTAGACGCACATTTTGCGTATTCCTCTTTTATTATGTCTTTAAGATTTTTATTCGATTGACTCATTGGACTACTAAAATTACACCAACAACAGAAGCGGCTCCTGTAAGAAACCACAAAAATTTATTATCATACCAACGAGGTTGTAGTTCGTCAATTATTTTTTCTAATTCTTCACTTCTTTTTTTACAAGCTGCAAGTGCTTCATCACGATTTCTTAATTGTTGTATAAAAATTTCTGATCTAGATACGTATAAATCAATTACAGTATCTTGAACATTAACAACTGTATTAAGATATGTAATAGAATCCCGTAATAATTGAATTTTATTCCATAGTTTAGTTACTTCTGGTTTAGTAAAACAAACGAGAGAATCTTTTTCGGAAGCAAATGTAACTGAAAAAGAAAATAATAGTGCTATAACATATTTCATATATTACTCATTCAAAAAATTTTTAATAAGTTTTGTTGCCTCATCTGGATTTTTTATTTCTCTGTTTCGGTAAACATAGAATCTTTCTTTTATTATTAGAATACTATCTTTACGGACTTTGATAAGTGAATCTAAATTATCGGCTCGTTTTTTTAATTCAACATAATCGAGTTCATACTTGTTTATCAATGCCTCCAAACTATCCTTTGTTTTCGTTGAAGACTTTATTTCTTCTTTTGATGTATAATTATCATAAACAATGTATACGAATAGTATTGCAAACAATACAATGGCGAACATTTTTATGTAATCACCAATCTTTTTAACAGAAATATCTTCCATCTTTAATCCTTTGTGTATGTTGAAACCATTTTTGCCTTACCACGACCAGTAGCACCTTTTTTTCTCTTTCGTGTTACGGCACTTCTTTTTTGTTTTGATGACATTGATGAAGCTTTTGCGGCAGGAACACATTTGGGATATGCTCTCTTTCCACCTTTTCTGGCTTTACTTCCAGCAGAAGCGCCGCATGGTGGATGTCCGCCATCTTTTTTCTTACGAGAAATATCAACCCATTTTTCTCTAAACCACCCGGTTAAACCACCACTGGGTTTTTTCCCTTCAATCAATACTGAACGAAGATACTCTTTTATTATCTCTCTAACTATATTTTCTGTACATTTATTCATATTGATAAATATACAATTTTATAGTTTATTAGGTATATGGATTTTGTTTCCAACCTAATTGTATTAAATTACGAAGTTCTTCCCAAGATGGATTTTCTTTTAATTGTTTTTTAGTCCAGTCTAAAACAGATTCTTTATTAACACCAATAACTTTATCAGCAAAGTATTTTTTTCCATTAACATCTACAAATCCTTCATTATCGAAAATATAAGATAAAGTTCCACCATTTCCAGTTTTAACTGTTATTGAAATGTTTATCCCATATGGATATTTTGTTCTGTTTATATCAGTTCCCCAACTAATAGCATTTATAGTGTCTATATTTCCGGTTGTGCCAGAAGTTCCGGTTGTGCCAGAAGTTCCAGAAGTTCCGGTTGTGCCAGAAGTTCCAGAAGTTCCGGTTGTGCCAGAAGTTCCAGAAGTTCCGGTTGTGCCAGAAGTTCCAGAAGTTCCAGAGGTTCCAGATGTTCCCTCCGATTTTGGCGGAACACATAAAATAGAAACCCAAGGTAATGTTATTGGAACAGGAGATGGTGCAGCTGGAACCAATCCCTGAAATGTTCCCGCGATTGTACTATGAAATGAACACAATGATGTGTATAGCATTTCAACAAACAAATCAAATTCTGGTTGATCAAATGCAAGTTGTAACTTATTCTCTAATTTTTTTGGATCACCAGGAAACAAAACCTTTGTTCCTACCGTTGATGATATTGCAGGAGGCATTGGTGGCAACGGTGTGAATGTTGTTCCTATCCAATAAGAACAAAAACCGACTGCCATCAGAATGTAACCATTTTTAGAGTTTGTTGCTTTATTTACTTCAAATGCCGCTTTGATAAATTTTTCTAACGTTGATTTATCACCACGAACTAATGTTGATCCATAAAAAGTACAACTACTTCCAACAGTTGATAATTCATATGCATCAGCCAATATCTTGGCAGCATGATCAACATCATCAACGCTGTTAGTCCCCATTTCTGGCTTTAACAAAGATTTGAATGTTTGTTTATTCATAGATTATGTTTTATCTATTGCTCCCTTGCCACTCGAAGGCCACCCAAAACGGCATGACCAATACCTTGCTTTATGTCTTGGTCCAGGTGATTGACAATTATGACGAGCACGAA